AATAAAACTTACGTGCCAGAGTATCCACGACACAGCGGGATAGAAACTCTTCGGTGTTGGCAGTCATGGGGTGGTTTCGTTGATTACCCACATATTATAGGGCATCTGGGGGCGCCTGTCAAGGGTCACTGGAAGTCGGGAACGGAATTGATAGAATTCATTAAGGATGTGGTACTGGTTTTGAGAGCGTCTATTCTCCCATCAGCAGACTTCTCCCCCCATAAAATAATTTCTTCTCCTAACTTTCCATCTTTTACGGTGCTTACATTAGTCAAATATGAGTCTCTTTGAGATCTTAAAGATGTAAGTTCAGCAGCAATACTACTAATTGAGTTTGCGTATCCTACACAAGTCGCACTAATTCCTCCAGGATGCCCTGTTGTAAAGACTGTTCTATAAGTTCCTACATTAGATCCATCATTATTTGATGTTATGGACGCATACCCATCACCAACATTAGAAGATGATAATATAACTGTAGAGTCTGATGTAAATGGGTTTCTAGCAGTGTAGTCCGTAAGACCACTATAAACTTTATTTTTTGCCTGATCTTGATAAACAGTGCTTCCAAATCCAATCTGAACACTATTGACGATGAGGGCAGCAGAACTCGTAGTTGTTAAACCGACAGAGCAACCAAGACCAACCGCAGAAGATACCAAACTTACAATTTGAGACTTCTTAAAATTGATTTGATTATTCAGATCTAGAATTTTATTGTCAAGAATCGCAGCACTTTCTTTAAAACTGGTGATCTTATTTTCTAAATCTAGTATGTCTGCTCTTTTTTGATCAAGAGGAAGTTTAACAGGATTTTCTACAATATTATCGTTCTGTGTCCAAGTTCCATCATCATTTTGACTAATCTCTTTGTAAGTCAGAGTTTCTGTAGGAGTTTCTTGAATTTGATTTGTGTTATAAGTATTCAGAGAATCTAGATCCTCTTGAAGATACTTAAGAACTTCTTTGGGTGCTCCTGTTGTCATAGTCTATTCATCTGATAGTTAATATAGTCGCTATTGTTGCCTGGATAATCCTCATAACCACCTTGATATTCTGGGATATTTCTTTCAACATCCTTTCTTTCAGCACATACAAGGTAATAACAATGTGTTGAGGTGTCTAGATGATTTTTAATATATATCCGATTGTCTTCAATTGACTCCACAAACAGTTGCTGATACTCACCGATTGGAGTCAGAGTGACTGTAATTGTCTCTTCATCAACTAATCCTTTCCAATAATCTGGAAGTTCAATGATATTCCCTGATACTTTTCCTTTATAGTATACATCCGCAGTTGGTCCTTCTATACAAACGTGCCTTAATCTCCATCCATCTTTCGTAGGGTGGGGAATGTCAAAATCTTTTTTTGCTGATAGAACATCGTCTCCGATGCGAAGACTTCCAGAAAAAGCGTCTATATTGATTGTTGGTCCACCCATATAGATGTCTTGTCCACCAATGTTGACATTTTTACCAACAATATTAGTGTTTTTTCCAATGAGTGAGCTTTCTTTTGCTTTAAGAGAATTTGAAACAACAGCAGATCTTAATTCAATGCCAAGTGTGACGTTTTCTCCAGATGTAATATGAGCACCAAGTTGTGTTGTGACTCCATTGTGTAAATTCAATCCTAAAGTATTCATTGTCAATGGTTTATCTGGAGCAGGTCCAGCACCAATAACTGTTGTTCCTAAAGTAGGTAAGGATCCTGTACCAAAATATCCAGCATAAATTGATGCAGTTCCTGGAAACAAACTCCGAATAAAATCTGGAATCGGCAAAGCCGTATCAAAAACTGGATGAATGACTGATAGATTAAACGAATCTGAATTAGCAAACATTTTACTTACAACTCTGTCCTACACCTTTGAGTAAATCAGCAAACACTGAGGGAATAAAAGCACTGAGTAATTCAGAAAGTGGAGATCCTCCCTGCTGAATCTCACCAACAATATTAATGAAGTGATCCGTGACTAAATTAATCTCTGCCTGCCCTCTGACACAGACTTTTGTACCTGATAGTGTCAGTTGCTCACCACTATCTATGGTGATTCCACCGTTTGCCTTAAGTAAAAAAGAACCATCATCAGTATCAAAACCACGAGATTCAATATAGATGTTTCTGGCAAGAATCTTTAAATTACCTGATGGGGCACATAGAACTAGATCTCCGTTTTCACAGTAGACACCGTATCCTACTGCCTCATCTTCTGCCTTGTCTCTTCCCTTTAGAGCATTATGTCCACAAGTAACGATGTTACTACCTTGAATATGTTCAGTCTTACCCCCATCACTTGTGTATTTGCAGGTTGAATTAGAAGGAACAGCAAGTCTAAACTCTGTTCCATCATCAACTTCTTTTGGACCACCTGGACCAAAGAAAGCTGAACCATGTGCTCCATCATAAAGTATATACTCTGGTGGTCTTTTCTTTGTCATTATTTTAATACACAGTCAATAACTTTAATGAGTCTTGTGGGATTAAAGTCAGGTTGTTCTTGGAGATATTGATCTCTATTCACAAATCTCATTACAGGACGAACCTTTAATCCTGCTCCAGTATCACTATTTATTGTGATCTCTGGAACTTCACCAAATCCGCATCCAGAAGAAAGAACTTCCATCGCAACAATCTGTCCAATTTCTGTAATCTGCACTTTGACTTGTAATCCAGCAACATCAGGAGTAATGGAAACACTATCAGTCAGAGAGTATCCAATACCTGTATCAAGAATCTGAATTTCATCCAGACAAGTCACATATTCTCTTGTGACAACTTCTTCATTTGGTAGAAGTTGCTCTGTTGGTTGCCCAAATTCTGTGAAACCAGAAGGTGTATTTAAATATCTTGTCCCACCGTTGACCATTATGACTTGAACAACTTCACCATCATTATTAATAACTGTATATCCTGATGCTCCATACCCACCACTTCCAGATGGACTGTTATCAGAACAAGTATCTTTAAAGGTCACAAATGGTGGAGCAGTGTATCCTCTACCACCATAAGATAAATCTACGCCAACGACTTCACCAACAGAGTTAATAACAGCATTTCCAACTGCTCCTACCCCATTACCACCAAAGAATTCAACTTTTGGTGGACCACAACGGAAAGCACCTGGAAAACACTGAACTCCTGGCGGAACATTGCCGCTGACAAGATCGCTTCCTTCAATTCTTTCATCTCCAAAAATTGAAACTCCTGGCAGAAGTCCACCAATGGCAGAATCAACACCACCTAATATAGTCTCTTCAATTTGACCAGCATCTGGAATTGGTAAGAAGTTATTACTAAAATCTTCTATTGCTGATGGTGTGACTCCAGTGCCAGGAATCCAAGACTTAATTTGTGGGCACTTTGGTTTGGCACAAAGGAATGCTTCAAATCCAAGAATAAAGTCAATTGCTTCAAATACTTTTCCAGCAATTTTAGCAACACCACCGAGCACATCATTAATCGCAGAAACGATTGGTTGAATTGCCTCATCAATTTTAGCAGATAGATTATTGATCAGAGCATTTGTGAATTGCTCAACAGCACATATAGGAGCATTGATCACATTACCGATCATCGCATACAAGAAATCAACAACAAGATTTGATAATCCCTTGATAATCTCATTGAACTTACAAATAATAGCGTCAATGATTGCTTTGATAAATGTGTTCTTCAGTGCTTTTGATAACTTGTTAAGGATTCTATCAATTGTTTTTTCAATCAATTTACGAAGAAGATTCATAATATAATTACGCATTCTTTGAACAAGTAGTTTCAAGATTGATGCGATAATCTGACTTGTCCTGGCAACAAGATTGGTGATGTTCTGTATTCTATTTACTGCTCCCTTCACATAAACATTATAATACTTCTTGATTGTCTTTAATGTTTCAAAGAAATTCAATAAAGCATTATTGATTCCAGATAGAGTGCTTTTTCCACAAGGATCTGGTAATTCTTGTATTTGCTTTTCAAGTTCAGCTTCTAATGCTCTTAATGCAGAATAATTAAAACCATCTTTACATTTCTTTCCATCTCCAGACCAAGATGTAGTTGTTTCTGCTTGTTTAGCACATTCATTATCTACATCATTTAAAAAGTTTTCAAGAATTTTTTCCAACTCCTGAAGAGAATTTCTTTTATCTAAATATGAGTTAATTAAGTCCGCATATTGAGGGAATTCGTTGAGTAATCCTGAAGTTACTCCAGATTCTGTAACACGATCTAATAGTGTTTGTGGTGGGGGTCCAGCAGAAATAACGATATTATCTAATTGAACTGCTTCATCCTGGGCAAGACCATTGAGAAGTGTAATATCTTCTCTAAGTTTATTAATTCCCTTATCAGTATAAAAGGGACTGGGTGGTTCTTTTGTTGCTGGAGATTCTTGATAAGTTAGATTTTGTTGAGTGGCTGCCGTCTCTGGTGGATTTGATATTTCTTCTACGATTGCGTTTTGTTGTAAAGTTATTAATTGTGTATTATCAAGTTGCCTTACTATTCCAATTTTTGTGTTTCTGGCGACTTCTGTAGTTAAAAGAGTTCCTGTGCCCGATCTTGGTCCTGTCTTAAGACCTATAAGTTCTGCTGCTTTTTCAGTTAAATCATAGTCTCTACCAGATATAAAAGGACCCCTATCCTTTACGGAGAGTACGATTGATTTTCCATTTTGAGAATTGGTAAATCTTATCTTCGTTCCAAATGGCAATGTTTTATGTGCTACCCATAGACTGTCTTTTGTTAAGACAGTGCCATCCGCTGTTCTATTACCATAAAATCCAGGACCATACCAACTGGCAACACCTCTTGGTCTTACATCTGCCATTTATCAATTTACCTCCTTGTTCTGATATTTATTAGACACCACGAACTTGCCCACCAACACCATTGATACGATTAATAATGGCATCAATCTGTTCTCTTGGAACTGGTCCAAGTTCTCCCCTCTGAATAGATCTGAGAAGTAATTGGTCTTCTGCTTTATCTTGTGGAGTGTAATCTCTTGCTATTTCTGTTGATGATGGTAGTTTGCTTGTATCAATTGCCATAGAATCCTTTGCCCCATCAAATTCTTGCTTTGTTGGTTGTGCTGGTGTTACTGGTTTATTTCCACCAATTACTTGACCACTGTGGGGTTGATACGAATTAAATCTCGTAATATTTTTAAATCCTGTTGATTTTTTTCGTTTAGCTTCCTCTAATGAAATATTATTCTCATAAGTTCCTCTACTTAAAACAGTACAAATTACTGGGATTCCATCAATAAAATAACCACGCACCCATTCCCCACCACAAAGACCTGTTGATCCTCTACAAGCATTCCCCTGAGAAGTTGGTCTTTCTACAATTGCCCATGGTAATTTATCATCTGGAATATCTTGACTGTGATAATTGGGAATTCTTACTTTAACCCTATCACCCCACCCATCTGCGTCAATTTTATCCTGTATTTGGTTTGGAGGAATTTGTCCGATAAACATTTCCTCATACTTTATGTTCCCAAAAGGTTTTGCCATATTACTTCTTGTAAAGTCCGTAAGAGTCTCTAACAAGTGTCATAGATGTAAAAGATCTCAAAGGATCAAAGTGATGACACAAATTAACAATTAAATATTTACCACTATTTACTGGATCAACCGCACCTTCTACTTTTTTATCTTGTGTAATAGTTTCAAAGTTACAAAAAATTGTATCTCCTGCTTTTAATTTTAGATTACAAGGAACTTGAACTTCAATAATTTGAGTAAAAAGTGAATTATATCTCATTGGAGATTTTGCTTGCCATTCTTTTGGATCATTATTTTCAGATCCACTTACGGTAGAACTTAAGGAAGCAATATCTTTTATATTAAAGTAAGTTCTGGTAAACGAACTTACATTTGGAATCTCAATATCCTTTCCAAGAGATTCTTCTAGACTTGTTAAAGAATAATCAACTTCTTCATACTTTAGTGTTTTGTGATTAAAGAAATAATTCCTAGATTTATAAACACCAGATTTTAGAGAGGTAATTACATCTTCCTTTTTTATGTCACATTTTCTGACAATTTTATAATCATTTTGATCATTTTCTAAATTAGACTTTAATACATCCGTTCTATAATATTCACCTACTCCTGGTGGAGGTGATTGAGAAATCAAACTATCAATAGATCTAAAATTAAAACCTGTTCTAGTTTCATAGAAAAAATATCCTGGATTTCCTTGAATTGGTGTTGATCTTGGACACAGACTTTCTATGATAACAGAAAAAGGATTTCTATTTTTACCTTCAAAATCATATGGAATTTTTGTTTCATCGGTAAAAATTCTATTACCAGCAACTTTTAATTCTTCTATTAAAATTTTTCTAACATTTTCTGATATTTTACCTCTATATGTTTTTGCGATTTTTGATTCCATATTTGTCTTCGCTTCTCGTGACACCAAATTTAGTATAATTCCCTCACGATTTGATTCCTGACTTGGATTAATTTGTTTATCAAAGATAAGAGGATTTTTTGTAAAGTCCAAAGATTCGGATCCAGACTTGTTGGTGATTTTAAAAGATACATTAATATCACCAGATAATAAAAACGCAGAACTTAATGTTCCATAACGAGATTGTTTATCATATTTTGAATCATATTTTGTTGATCCACCAATATCCATAATTGATAAAACAGCACTCACATTTGGGGATAAAAGACTTTCATAATAATCAAAACTTGTTGGTTTAGGTCCATAAGGATCTGTCCCGCTAATGTCTATTACCTTACCGTTTTTTTCAATCTGAAAGACTTCATATGCTGATGCTGCTGCTGCCTTATTCATTTATATTATACTCTCCATATTGGTGGTACTTTTGATTTTTGTGGAGTAGATCTTGATGGTTGCTGTATTGGAACAGGATATGGAAATGGAACAAAAGTTTCTACTGGTTGAACAGCATAAATGAAAAGTGATTGATTTCCACGATTACTTGTACTATTTAATAGTCTATTGCCACCACCTCCACCAGCAGGAACTAATTTTAAATCTTTCAATTGTGGGTCAGCACCTTTTCCAGACAATGGAATAACCTGTGCTGGTTTAATCTCTCCAGCAGATGGTTTAGCATTCATTACCCCATTGGCAACATCAACTAGAAGGGAATTGGATGCTCTAAAACCAACCCCATTAACGTGAAGTGATATGTGAGGATATGGTTTATTTCCTTCTCCTATTGTTCTTCCAGATGCGCCCTGATATCCTAATAAAGTTCCTTTGGGAATTACTTCTCCTTCTTTTGCTCCTTTATAAGGAAGATTTTTAAAGTGCCCCATCAGAACTTCATATTCTTTATTTCCCCTCTTAAAGTAATAAGCACCATAATATCCAAATCCACTACCAGCAGGACCCAAAACGTTAGAAGTTCCTTGTAATCCAACAGATGGCATTCCATCTGTCCCTTTACTCTTGTAAATTAGATCAAATGGAGCGTAAATTGGAGATCCAATTCCTCCAGACAAATTCATATCTAAACCTGTTTGATTCCCATCAGGATCTCCAGTTGGTCCAATAGAGGCACCAGATGCATAAGTTTGTCCAGAATATTGTTGATCGCGGGTTGCTTGAAGATCTTTTTGATCTTGAGGACCGAATCCAGGACCTTTAATTCTTGTCGGTTGACCTAAAGAACTCCATTCTCTAAAGTTTTTTGAAAGTTCTGCAAGCGCGAATACATTTTTTTCATCTCTCTGAACTGTTTCATTAATATTATCAACCGCATTAGAAAAATCTGCGAATCCCGTCTCCATTCCTCTTTCAGATTGTTTTAATGCTCCACTCTTTCTTGGTGTATATGCTGGTTGAGTCTTTTGATCAGTTCCCTGAACAGTTCCACCCTTTGAAAACTTCTGAGGTTCTTGTGGTTTTTGTACTGGAGATTGTGGAGTAGTCGCTGGATACATTGATCCAGGAGGCATTAGTGCCATAGGCACTTTTGGTGTTGATTCTTGTTTATTATTTTCTCTATTACGCAGTTCTTTTTCTAATTCGGAAATGTCACTATCTGCTTGATCTGCCAATCTCAGATCATTATCCGCCTCATTTCCTATTAACTTTAGTTCATCACTTAATTCTTTTTGTTTTTGTGGAGTAAGAATATCAATCAATTCACCAAGTTTTCCGATTCCAATTCCTATGGTGTTAAAAACATTTCCAACTGCCTTAATAAAATCACTATTAAAGAATTCATTTATCTTTGCTATGATTGCTGGAAGTTTTTGAACTAGAGTACCAAGAACAATTAATCCCAAGAAGTCAAGTATTCTATCAAAAATACCTCTAGCAGGTGCGGTTACAGCACCTATAACATTGGAAAACCCAGAACCAATTCCAAGATTTCTAGTTTCTAATTTTTTCTCTTTTGATCCTATTGTTTGTTGTTTTTCAAGTTTAGAAAATAAGTTCTTTTTTTGAATTTTAAGACTTCTTAACTGTTTATTTGAGTTAATAAGATAACTTTTAATGTTGGTGACATTAAGTTTTAAACTTTCTACTTGATTTTCCATATCTTATCCGTACAACTCTATTCCATAAAGTTCTGGAGATATATCCATCCAATAATTAGCATAATTAACTGGAGATATAGTTGGAACTTCTGTTGCCTTACCCTGCATTTGAGGTATTTGTGGTGGTTTTGATGATTGTTTTGGAAGGACCATTGGTAAGAAGGTCATTCCACCAGATCCTGAAGATATATTCATATTAATATTAGCAACCTTTGGTGCTGCCGAAATTGATGGTGTTCTATTTGTTGTGGATGTAGACATTCTAAATCCACCACCACCAGGAGGTTTAGATGTTTTTTTCTTTAGAATATCATCCTTAAGATACTTATTGAAATCCTCTATGACTTTAGAGAATTCTTGTGAAACTTCTTTTTGATATTCAGAAACCCCAAGCAATTTTCGGATTGCCTGTGTAAATGTTATCCATAATCTTCCAGCGTTATCGTTAATATCCTTAAGAAGAGGTCTAAACAACATCGCAGAAGTTGTGCGAATAACTTCTTCACCAGGAGCAAGCATTGCTTTTACACTATCAACAAGACCAGATCCTTTTCCAGGAATAGAACCACCTTGAGAAAAACCCATTCCCATCGGGACTGATGGAGTTAAAATTGCATTTTTAAACGCAGACCCTTCCGTTCTCTTTTTCTTTTCTTCATCACTCAATCCAACTTGCCCACTGAAAGCATCACCTAAAGCGGTATCAAATTGTTTATCACCCATTATTGCCCTTACAATATCAGTAGCCAAAAATCCCCATCCAATTCCAGGAATTGCTGTTCCAAAAGAGAGCATAGCTCCCATTATATCACCCTGTTGTAGTCTAGAAATACCCTCAATAATTGAGATGGCAGATCCTAAAAATGGAATCGCCTTAAGTGCTTTACTTCCAAACTTTCCACCAGCTGCTGCGACTTTTGGTGCTGCTTGAGTTGCTGCTCTTGCGGGGGCAGGAATACCTGGAGCCCTTGCTAATGTAGATCCGGATAAAGGACTTCCAGATAAACCAGGACGAAGCACTGGTGGTGTTCCGGAACCTTTAGTTAATGGTGATTTTTTTAATGGTAATGGTGCTTTTGGTAATGGTGTTGTAGGAGCTCCTTTGATACCAAAAAGTCTACCTACTCTACCAGGAAGTTTCCATAAAAATCTTCCAAGTTTATAAAGTCTTCTTACCCATTTAAAAACTTTATAACCAATTATAGCAATTACAGCAGGAACAAATGCTTTTCCTATCCAATAAAAAACACCGTCCAATAATTTACGATTATTTTCATCCTGCAACCATTTAAACGCAGAATTCAAAACAATGCCAGTAAGAATTAAACTAAAAAACTCTTTAATTTTCTCAAAAACATTTTGAATTGGTGCTGTAATTTTACCAATTACTCCACCTAAAGCACCACCTATTTTTTTAGTTTCTTCTACAGATTTTTCTTTTTCGGCAAATTTTCTTTTAGATTCTGCCGTTTTTATTTTTTTAATTGCCTCCTTTTCTTCTGCGATTCGCATCGCAAAATCATAAGCAAGTTGTTTTTGTATTTCTACAAGAATTTTATTTGTTTCTACTAACGATTGTGATATTTGAGCGTTTGAAATATCAGTCTTTAAAGTTTCTGGACTAATTCTTGGTCTTACAAAACTAAAGGTCGTTCTTTTTAATTTTGGACCAGAGGTTGCCACAGCAGCATTACGAAGAACAGAAGACGAAATGTTCCTCGTACTTAACTTTGGTATTGATGGTGCTTTGTAGATCTGATTAATGTCCACTCTGCTGCTGTGCCTTTAGGTTTTCTTCTTCAATATGTTGTTCAAGCAGGGTCAGATATACTTCTCTTTCCCAAGGAATCATATTTTCAATCTCTGTTAATGAGTATTTATGGTGCTGCATCAAAGCAAAATTAATCTGATAGTATGACTCAAGACTAGTATGAGCCATACTCAACTGAAAAAACTTGCTAGACCCTCCAGAACAACTTCAGATTCTACTTTTGTATTTGGATTCTTGACCTTAATAGTATGAGAAAGTTTAGGCATTGTTACAAAAAAGTTTTCAATTTCTTTAAACTGTTTTGTATTCATTTGCTCTACAAAATCTTCCAACTCTTTCTTTGTACAATCTGAGGCACTCCAAGATTCTTCTTGATCATAAACCATATCAATACAAGAAATAATCATACTCAAAGATTTATTAACATCATTCACATCTTCATTGGTCTCAAAGTTATTTTCCACAAACTGCTCTAATGAAGGATATTTCATTTTCATTGAGAGAGTATCGTCCAATTTGATAATATTATTATGATTCTCATTTTTTTGAACCTTAATGTCATCAATCGTAATTTCCATCTTGACTTGAGTTTCCTCATCGTCAGGACAAGTCACATTAACCTCAACAGTTTCTCCAACAGACTTGGCACGAACATTTAGAAACAAATACTCAATATCAAAAGTTGAAAGATCAGATACTTTAACTGTCTTTGTAGAAATACAATCAGATAAAATTTGAACAATAGCGTTTGTAATTTGCTTCATATCTTCCGATTCTAATGCCATAATTAGAATCTTTTCTTCTCTGACTAGAAATGGACGGTATCTAATTTTCTTTCCAGTAGAGGGTAAATCCAACTCATATGTTGGTGTAGAGATTTTTGGTAAAGGCATAATGACCTATAGAAATTCAGTTGTGATTATTTATTACGCCAATCCTTCATTAGGATCTTGTCTTATTGGAAGAATTACTGTACCAGGTATTCTGGGATCTTTAAATGGTTCAGTCGCCGTAAGAGCTTTATCTCGTATTTCTTTCTCTATCAATCCAGTAAATCCTCTACTTACAACATATCGATCATAGTTAAAAGTAATGGTGACTTTTAATAATTCTGCGGGACCATAAGAGACTGGTATTGAAGTCAAACCTTTGGGAAAAGCATTGACAAAAGTATATGTCAATTCTCTATCATAATCTCTTTCAAATTTTGTTATAGTCATTTTTTGACACTTATAAAATTCAGGAAAGTTGAATCTTCTGTAGATATCTGTGTCAAGTCTGGTTGCCGCAGCAGGTTCTACGCCTTGTAAATTTCCTCCAGAAATATAATCCATCCAACCTTCAAAAAATCTCAATATAGTGTAGTCAGAATCAACATAAAAAGTTAGGTCCATATCGGTATAAAGCCGAGTATGAGCAAACTCTTGAGTTATTCCCATAAAATTATCCTTAACTTCTGCCGTAGCATAAGAAGTTGTGGGTAATGTCGCTTCAGAACATAGAAATCCTAATTTATTTTTAACAAATTCATTAATATCACTTAAATCCGAATAACTAGTTTGAAAATGAGTTAATAAGTTTGGTGAAGTGATGGGAATATCTACAAAATAGTAGTTTGTTTGAGATAAATTCCCAACCAATTCTCTCATTCTATTCATAGTAATTTTCTGAACAAGAGAATTTGCCACTCTAAATACCTTGTGCGATCCTTACATTATAAAGTATTTAGATGTCATATAAGGGAAAATACCAACCTTCGTTTCCTCAAAAATATAAGGGAGATCCGACAAATATCATTTATAGATCTCTCTGGGAACGCAAGTTTATGGTTTATTGTGACATAAATGAAAAGATATTGGAATGGGGATCTGAAGAAATGTTTGTGTGGTATCGGTCTCCAGTAGACAGCAAACCTCACCGATATTTTCCAGACTTTTATATCAAAGTTCAGGAATCAACGGGACAAATTAAAAAGTATTTGATTGAGATTAAACCAAAGAGACAGACTACACCTCCACCAAAACCAAAAAGACAGACTAAACAATATCTCTATGAGGCGTATGAGTATGCCAAAAATCAGGCAAAGTGGAAAGCAGCAGAAGAATGGTGTGCTGATCGTGGTTATGAATTCAAAGTTCTTACCGAAAACGAATTAGGTATTTAAGATGCCTAGAAAGACACTCAAGCAA